GCCCATTTGAAATCGAATCGAGTGACTTCACTTGTACCGACAAAGAATGATCCGCAGCTTTCGCGAACGCGACCATCCCAGAAGGATTTCTCCTGGTTAACGATAAAACTCGTTTCTTTGCTTAAGTAGTTGACAAAATCGACTGCGACGTCCCTTGATAAAACAATATCATCGCCATACACACTTGCGTTCTTATCGAACGTTCGTGCTATTGACAATAATATCAGAGACATGAGTTCAAACGTAAAGCCATTACCCATACTTGATATTTTTCTCTGTTTAAGCCACCCGTTTTCCACTAAAGTATAGTGTGAACGGGCAGCCCAGACGTGCTGAAATAGCCACGCTGGTAGAAAGTAGGCCACAAGCCCACAATCAAGCAGATCAGAAGCAGAACTAAGATCTATGGTAGCCCATTTACGGGATTTGATCATGGTCTGATGCCGTTGTTGGCCATCATCCAGATCATTACCTAGTTTCTTATTAGACCGACGCAAGATTGCGCCGATTTGTTTCTGATACATCATATTGAGTAATGGTTCAACCCCAATGGTACGATCTTTCTCATTATTCTTAGGAACAGTACTAAGTCTATTCCCAGGTGCAACAAATAATTTCTTGTTGAACCACGAGCGGATTACCTGCAGGTTGTAATATTTACCTGTTCGGAAACTCCGCCAACAGTCTTGGTTAATCAGGGATCTAATTCTACGATTCCTAAAAAGTAAGCTCACCATGTGCTTTCGCGCAGGTGCGGTTACTGACCATTGTTGAGAGAGCAACTTCGACAATGCGGACGTATAACCGTGGTGACCGAGATAAGATTCTCCCGGTCCGAACCACGCGTCCTCGTCTCTGAGGTATTCACCTTTGAGACTACTTTGCAGTAATCTTCGGGCTTCTTCCATTCGAAACTTGCCTTCTGGCGATGGATTCCTCCAGATTAAGTGCGGCTCTTCGCCGCATACATCAGGTAGGGTTCTGTCCAGTCGGATGAAGTTGGATACTGCTTCTCTTTTTCTTGGAGAAGTGGCATTACGGTTCGGCAGTTCAAATTTCTTGAATCCTGCCAAAGCAATGTTATACCGAATATCAGAATCAGATACAGTATCATCGTATTTATGCCAATCAGCAAATGAAATGTGTTTACGTATTTCATCAACTGTCCTGTTTGTTTCTTTAATCAAGTTGTCGTTACTCATTTAATTGGGCTCCTTCAACGAGATTAAGCTACAGAGATTTCATCTACGTTCTTGTTGAACGCGGAATTCAGGTTGGCTTCGAACAATGCAAGAGCTGCTTTTGCTGCCTTAAGA